TTAGCAGGAACCTTAACCTTTAATAGTTTAACATCATAAGATCTTTCTGGAATCTTTGAGAAATAGGCAGCATTAAACTTAGAAGTTACAATAGCAGAATTCGTATATCTAAACGAAGAAGAGTATATTTCAGTAATGCTTTCTAGATTTATAAAAGAAGCTCTTGAAGAATAAGTGTCTTCTGGAGTAATTTTTAATACTGATATATCCCAACCTAGCCAATTTTCATTTTCGCTCAATGAGAGAAACTTGGAAGAGGTGTCAAAAATAATTTGTTTAGAATATCCTTGAGTAATTTTTCCTTTCGACTCTAGTTCGAATATTTGAGGGAAAGTGTCCACTGTGACAGCTAAGTCTTTAGAATCATCAATTACTTTGGCTTTGTCTGAAATTAGATCAAGTACTGCGGAGTTGCTATTATAGCCTTCTTTGTAAATTGGCGAAATTCTAATTCTTATTTTAAAGTTATGACGGATTACAGAACCCACGCCAGCATCTAATGTTTGTCCATTAGTTAATTCAACATCTCTACTTGTTGGATCTAATGTAAATGTGCTACTGCTTTGATTGGCGTTTGTTACTCCTTCTATTTTTAAAGTGCCTTCTGATATTGGTTTTAAATCCTGATATTTTAAACTGACATAAAGAGAAGAAATTCTAAAATTAAGAGAAATCTTTTTGCATTCCCTGTTTAAAATGCGATAAGTTCTTTGATAATCAAGAGTTTCATCTTCAGTTGAAGCTAATAAATTTGGCCCTCTAAGTCTCTCTCCTATTGAACGAATATAAGAAACATTGTCAAACTCTCCTCCAGATGAAGTCCCTTCTGGGGTTCCATTAGTTGCTTGAATGTTTATTTGCTGGAAGTTGTATTTATCTTGGCTGTCTAAAAGAGGGGTTTGATTCCATTGAACTGATCTTAAATATTTTGATTCTCCATCACTGCCCACAACAGACGGGTATTCGTTATAAGTAACCTTTTTAAATCCTAAATCTCCAACTTGACCTGAAAAGCTATATTGCCCCTCAAGAAGACCTCCAATTGGTCCTTCTGACAAAAGATCTTTTACTTTGGCAAATTGATATACATTATAAGTAAGCCCATCGTATACAAATCCCTCGGCATCTTCAAATGCAGCAGTTGGCGTTGGGGCTGCACTTGCTCCGCCTCCACCAAAACCTTTTATGTATTTAAAATCTTCAAGATTGTTCATTTTATATATTATTTATTTGGTCTTTTACGTCTGCTGCCGTTGATTTATTATCTAGTTCAATATTATTGACAGATATTTCAACTGTCTGAGATCCTATTTTCATTCTGCCATAACCAATTGGAACTGGACCGCCTTCTCCAAGAATGTTAGAAGGTCCATCAAATAAGTAGTTTGGCTTGCTGCCGTCTTCTTGTATTTTTCTAAAATCATCAAATTTTGGAGGCGACATCATTAATAATGTAATACCTGTTACGGCTAATCCTATACCTGCTCCAATCATCGCTCCTGCAATCGTCGCGCTTGTTGTAGAGCCAGCAACAAAGCCTAATGCAGCAGGTGCAAAAACGCCTGTAGCTATTAACAAAACGCCAAGAACTAAAGCTAAGACTCCTTTTGTCGTGTTATTTCCACCGCCACCAGCACCCCTAATAATTGGAACGATATCTAAAGTTTCTAGCTTTTCATTAATCATTACTAATTCAGAATTAATAATAGAATCTGGTTTTTCTAGAGAAATACTTTCTGGATTCATTATTTCTCTCTTATTAACAAGCACTTTGTATTCTACGCTCTTTTCTGCTGCTCCTATTAGATATTTTAAGAGTTTACCTTTAGACAAGACCTGAATAGCTCGCAGAGCTTCCTTTATGGAATTTACTTTTAAATTCCAGTTTTCTCTTCCTACTTGCTCTGCTATTTCTCCGTGTAAGGTAATACTAGTCATAAAGGTGATGCCTCATTATATAAATTACCCATTTTTTATGTTGGTTAGAAAGCTTTTCGACAAGAGAGTATTTATTTCCGGGGTGATGTAAAATAGTGTCTTCTCCAAGATAAACAGCACAATGTATTGGAAAATTACAAGCTTTTGTTTTCATTATTAGAACGTCATTCTTTTTAAAATTAAAAACTTCTTTAAATCCATTGTATTCAAAATACCTCTTTAAGTAATCATCTTTTTCTTTTAACGCATCAGCTTCATCTATAAACCTCTTGGTCGCCATCTCATTGTATTCTTCTTCAGATACAGATTCTTTTAGAACTTCTAATTCTGGGCATAGATGGATATTTAAATCATGACAGAAATAATCTTTTACTAGCCAAAGACAATCAGCAAATCCTAAAAGAAAAGGTCTTTTAGTGTATTGAATTTTGTATCCATTGGGATAATAGTTATGGAAAGTTCCGCTCTGTTTATTGTAAACTATACATGGCAAACCTAGCCTTTCCGAAACAATTATATCTGCATCAGAAATAGAATCAAAATTAATATGAGAATGATAATAAGCCGCAAAATTAGATTGGCTATAAATATCCATCGCAAATTCAGTAGCTGAATTAATAAGGTTATCTTTCTTTTGTACCTCTAGTCCGTTATCTGTATGTACTAAAACGCCACATACTTCATTATTAGAAGTATTAGCGTGTTCTATGATTTTATTTTTAAGCTCTTCTGTTAGCATAATTGTTTACTCCTTGCAAAACAATAGATTCTTCTCTTCTCTGCGTCTGTTAGTTTTTCTATTACTGACTTTTTATTTCTTGGTTGATGTAGGATATAACCTTGTTCAAGGTAAATACCAAAATGAGAAGGATAGTTATCTAAATACTTGAACACAATAATATCATGTTTTTTAGCATTTTCTATACCTTCTATTTTGATAAAGTTTTCTTTTTCAAAGAATTTGTCAAAGTTCTCTGAGTCACAAAACTCTGTTAGTTTATTTTTAACAAAATCTGCGTAGTTTTTATCCCAATCTACCCCTCTTTCGTAATGGAAAATCTTAATGCCAAATTCTTCATTATAATAATTCTCTACTATTGATAAACAGTCAGATTGATTAATAACAAAATTTTTGTTTATGTATTTATTATAGTAATTTTCAGGAGAATACTCTTCAAAAGAATCTCTTTTTAGTATATAAACGATATTCTTTAGTTTTAAATTAGAACTAATTTGCTTGTCTAGTTCAGAAAAAGAATTGTCTTGAATACAGTGAGAATGATAAATGCCAGCCACTTTGCCATTCATTGAGGCTTTGAGGTAGTCCATTTGGCATACAACGAATTCATTTTCTTTATCTTGAGCAGCATTCCTGCATGGAAATACTTCTAGGATATTTTTTCTATTTAGAACTAAAAGACCACAGCATTCTTCAGGATTTTCCTTTAGCGCGTGTTCTTTTATTTTTGCTTTTATTTCATCCGAAACCATTACAATGCTCCTCTATTGTAATTAGATACTCCGTAAAATCCACCAAAAGGTAAAGCGTTTTCTCCAAATCTAATCTTACATCCTTTTATACTCTTAGAGCATTGGTCAGCTATCCAGTATTGTCCGTTTGGAGGCGGGATATTCATGGGAACGTTTGTCTTGGCAACAAAATAGAAATTAATATTTTTCTTATTAATAACTACTACGTCGCCTTTGTTATAAGTTGTTGAGAGTTTCCAAGATTCTATTTTATTAGTTCCTACTGTTGTGCCAGAAAAGATTGGCATCTTTGAGATTATTTGATCATCTTCAGTGGCGCAAACAGGAGCTTTTTCTCCAGTAGAATCGCTTTTATTTGGTATTGGAGTTATAGTGCCATGAGTATCTTCAGTTAGTTTTTCTTTATATTCATAGAGACAGCCTTCTCCTCTATATTGCCAAGGACAAATATAACTTAATACTCTTCGTTTAGGGAGTTTGGCTCTGTCTAGATCTATAGCACTTGATAGTTCAAATTGAATACTATTTTTGTTTTCAGAAGATTTTCTATCAAAATAATAAATATCCCTAGGAAACTCGCAATTAGGATCAGGATCAAATCCTTCTGGTATTATAAGTTTATCTGGCGACAGAGGAGAGGTTCCGTCGTTTTGATAGAAATTTGATCTGTCAAGAAATTTAGCAAATGTTCTAATTCTAGTAAACTTAGCTCCAATTAAATCTCCAAAATTAACAGTTCCTCTAAATAAGCTAAACACATCAAGCATATCATCAGAAAAACTGATCTGAACTTTAGGCTTAGGAAATACGCCTCTTGAAGCTATTTCAAAGCCTTCTGTAGAAAGCGGAGCAGGTAGATACGCATTTCCTTTCCAGTAAATGATGTTTCTTCCGAGCTTTAAATTATTATGAAGGCGAATTACCCTATAATTAAAAACACCAGTTTCTGCTCCCGGCAATGATATTTGAAAATTCTTAATGTTAACTACAAACTGAGAAGCAGTATCAAATCCAATTTCAGTTAAGTCTACTTCAAATAAAGAAATTATCGAAGAAGGCTCAAGAGAAAAGAACTCTCTGTTTACTTTTAAAGATGAATCTTTGTCTTGTTGAGTAGCCATAGGATTATGCTGGTACTTCTTCGAACGTAGCCTTTATGGAAAAGTTATTAAAAAATGGATTAGATGAACTCCATCTTCTACAAACAAATAGCTTGGCATCAGTTGATGCAACTGAATAAGGCGCAGATGGGTAGTAAATGAAAGCTGTTTTCGCAGATCTAGCACTTAAAAAGTGCAGTATTGCGGTGCATTCATCCAGAGTTAATCCATCAAAGTTTAATTCAAAATTAAGAAGATTAAAGTTTATTTGATCGCTAACTCTCTTTTCGTATCCATCTCCATATTTTATTACATTAACTTTGGGATCAAAATTTGCTTGAGTTTGATAAGAAGGCTTCCAAATAAACAAAGGATAGTCTTTCTTGACGACTGGGTGTTGAAAATATCCTCCCCAGTAAGCATCAGTATTAGAGATTACGTTAGAATAGACTGGAGGGTTATTTGCAGGTACGCCAGCTTTGGCATAATAGTATCGATTATCTGTATACACAATAATGTCATGCTTATTATATGCGACAGAATTGCTCCATGAGCTAATATTAAAAATTGAACTAGACATACCTTTTACCTTTTACCAACTTATTATTACACTTTTTTGTGTAAATAATAAAATAAGATGGCATTATCTCGACTAAATAAGCAGAACTTGGATTTTTACTTGAATCAAAGCCAAGTTCATGGCGTTCAGGAGATTCAGGCTTCCTATCAAATGCCAGTTCAACATACC